TGCCGCCAAGGGGATTATAGGGAAAATGTTCACTTCCCAAAAGATCCGGAGCCGTCCATTCTTCCCGCCTCAAGGCTTCCCGGTTCAGCTCAGAAAAGCCTGAGCTGATTTTCATTTTAGAAAGATCCTCAAAAGAGGGAGCCTGGTTGATCCATCCCCACCAGTAAGGATTTTCCCAGCTGCCAACCTGGTTGACGCCCGGGGGTAAATCCGGACCAATAAATAAATAACAGATTTTTACCTCTGCCCCCTCCCAGGTGCAGCCGTCATCTGCCATGGTTTTAACCATGTTGTCATGGTTTGAAAAAGAAACTGTTACATCCGCATCCTTAAACCCGGCTTTAAACGTTAGGGGCCCTATGGATTCAATTCTGTCATCGTAAATAATCCCCTCCCCGGTAAGATGACCGGGAACAAGGGCGGTTGACCAGTTCAATGTTTCTCCCGGGCGAAAAACAATTTTCATCAGGGCAATAATATTTATTCTTCCTGTATCCAGGGCGGCTTGTATTTCGGCTGTTAAGTTGGCAGACACTAGCTTTTAACCTCCGTAAAGGTCAGGGTTGCAAAATCAAAAAGCATCAATTTCCTTAAGGTCGCCCGGGGATTTCCCAGGAATTTAACCAGGTAGCGGCCCAGGGTTGTTTCCCCGGTTAGGTCCGGGGTTAACTTTTCCGCCGGGTTGTAAAAATAAAAACTTTCGTTTGCCGCTTCCTTCCGGGCCATTAGAAAATTGAAATATTCCTTAAATTTTTCGTCTCCCTGGTAATTTTTCCTGGTGATTGGAAACGTGAAAATAAAAGACCCCTTGCGGCTGCGAACCGTTCCGGTTCCGTCTGAATTGGTAAAGGGGATTTCGTGCTGTGCGGTTTTGATTGATCCGGCGCCCAGGTAAAGAATTGATTCCTCTATCTGGACATCCAGGTCCACCGGATATTCAACCGGAAAAGGCCATACTGGAATACTCATCTTCTTGCGTACCTCGAATCTAAAAACTCCCCGCCCAGGGCGCTTTTATCGTTATCATTCATAAGGGCTGCAACTCCCCCGTTTTGCTGTATGCCATCAAAAACAACCTGGCCGGCGGGAAGGGTTTTTATTCTTGTTAAAACGTCCTTGATCTCAACCAAAACCCCGGCCTGGTCAGAATAGATTTGCTGGTTTGCTGCCTGGGGTGATGTTTGGATATAGGCTGGATTTGAAGCGGATCCCGGCGCACCCATTCCGCCCTCACCCCCGGACATTCCCCTGGCTGCCAGGCCGGATAAGCCCGCAACCAATCCAAATTGGGCGGCGGCTCTGAAATGAGCAGTTGCCTTTGGAATGTTTCCCCAAGCCAGGGCCGCCAGGGCATAGGCTATTTCCATCATTGCCCCGGCGAAGGCTTGCGTTGCCAGGTTTGCCAATACCTGGACAGTGGCCTGGCGTAAAGCAACCCCCAGAGTGCCGGCCCCCCTGGCCCATTGGCCAAAAGCCTGGGCGCCGGCATTACCCATTTCCAGGGCTGCATTTTTTAACAAATCAAGGGGGCCAAGGGCCTGTTCTGCAAATAAAACAATGGGATTTTCCCCTGTTTCTATGCCTGGAATATTTGGTAAAAGCTGGGGTAAACTCAACCCTGAAGATATGCCCTCCAGCTCATCCTGTTTTTCCTTAGCTGCGGCCTTTGCCGCCTCAAGATTGCCGAAAATACTTTCCAGGCCTGGGGGGGCTGCCCCGGGTTTAACTTCTATATTTTCATAATGAGAAGAAGCAAGCAGGGCAGCGTTCCATTCATCAAGGGCGGAAACTGCCTTAGCTGCTATTTCAGGGGTTTCCCCCAGTTCATCATTAAACCCAGCGGTTGCCCCGGTCGCCTTGGGTAAAACAAAGGAAATATTTTCCACCCTAAAGGCAATATCCTCCAGGCTTTTTCCCCAGGATTTGGCTGTCCTGGCTCCCTCTTCCAGTTGTTTGTCATAAATCCGGAACAGGCTTAATACATTCAGCAGCCCGCCGAAAAAATCCCCAATCCAGAAAGCCAGGGCCCGGGATGCAATAACGATGGTATTTTGAATCGTCCGCCCCAGAAATTCCGCCGTCCTGGTAAGGAGGTTCATAAATTCTTCATTTCTCATTACGGCCTGGATAACCTGAGTAAGGGCAGGAATAACGGCGTTTCCGATTCTCATTTTCAGGCCCTCAAATCCTGCGTTCATCCGGGCCAGGGAGTCGTTATATTCTTCGGATGCCGCGGCGGTTTCATCTGTAAAGGTAATTCCAAGGGCCCGGGCTTCCTCTTTCATGGCCTCAATGCCGGCGCGGCCCTTTTCCATCATGGGCAGCAGTTCAGTTCCTGAACGCCCGAAAATCTTTTGAGCCAGGGCTGTTCTCCGGCTGGCATCGTCCAACAACATCAGTTTGTCAGCCACGGCCAACATAATTTCTTCCCCGCTTTTCATTTTTCCGTTTTCTTCTGTAACGGTAATTCCCAACTCCTCAAAAGCGTCTTTTGCTTCCCCTGTTCCCTGCGTCATATCGTAGGCGTTTTTAATTGCAGTTCTGAGCCCTACCGCGAAAACTTCCATGGTGGTTCCGCTTAATTCCGTAGCCAGGCGGTAGGCGGAAAGGGTTTCAGTTCCTACCCCGATTTTATGGGAAAGTTTGGCAATGGTGTCCTGTTGCTGGGCTGTCTTGGTAATCGAATCCTCAATTAAATCGGATAATGCCCTATAGGCCCTCCCAATAACCCGGAGGGCCGTGAAGGCGATAGCAGCGCCGGCGGCAATTTTCAGCATCCCGGCATTTCCGGCCATCCCCGCAGACTTGCCGGAACCCTTCATCCGCTTAAACCTTTCCCCCACCTTTTCAATGGAGGTTACCGCGCCTTTTTCATCCAGGGTCATTTTGAGTTTTACTTCTTTAGCCATTTATTTATTCCTGAGTCTTCTTATTTCTTCCGCCTCAAATTTCCCGTACTCATCCCGCAAAACATAAAGCCCCTCCCTTTCCAAATCAGAAAGAGAATTCCCGGCCAGGGCCCCCATGAGATTGGCCCGGTGATTTAATCCAACCAGGTGAAAAGTAAAATCCAGCATCCAGGAAGAAATACCAAAACCTTCCCGCTCCTCCAGGGCCTTTATTGAATAAGAAAAATTAAAAGGGCAGTCTTCACAGTATCCGCGCCAAACCTTTGGGTTTCCGCATGTCTGGCAGCCTTCCGCAGCATAGGGAGGAATTTCTTTAGAGGCAAATAATAGTGTCCGGATTAGGAGCCGGATTTTCCGAAAGGGACTGAGAGTTTTCCCTGAATCATTCCCAGCTGGTCAGATAACAAAGCCCCGGCCTGGGTGGCGTGTTCGCGGGCCACCGGATCTGTTTTGAAAAACTCTTTCCAGTCTTCCACCCCCGAAAAGTCGTAATGTTCAACAGATTCTATGGTTTCCCACCAAAGCGCAAAGCCGGCGGCGCCCTGGTCTACTTTTACCGCGCCTTTTTCATCCACAACATAAAGAGCTGACCGAAATGCTTCCATAGCATCAAAAAGAGAATCAATTTTAAAATGGTGTTCAACTTCAACCCGCTCAATTCCGCCGGCATCGTTCACCTGGGGAATTAACAAGGTAATAGAAACCCGGTCGATAGCCCTTGAAAAGTTAAATTTTTTCTCTGTTTTTTTGTTTTCTGGTTTTTTAATTGCCATTTTTCACAGCCCCCCCTGGGCTAAACTGTTTTCAGGCACAAAAAAAGGCAGCCAAAAAAGGCCGCCTTAAATTTGCATTTTTTTATTAATTAATTAAGTGGTTAGCAGATAGTCTTCAATGCCGTTTATTACCGTCCACCTGAAGGCCCGCGCGTCCGTTGCGTTATAATCAAACCTCAAGGGAATGGTTAGAATTGGCCCGGATTCGTCATAGTCTGCCGTTACGCCGGCATCCGCTGGAATTCGAACGCTGTTCCCCTCTAACGAAAGGGAATTATCCGCGTCAATTTGAATGGTAAGGGTAAAGGTCTGCACGGCCCGGGTTCGGGCGGCAGTGAAAAAAGCATCCCCCTGTTTTCCTTTGATTACAAGCTCCCCGGTTAGCACGGGCCCGTTTCCGTCATAATGGGCCTCCCCTGCATAAAGCCCGGAGGATAAACTGTCTTTCTGGGTAATTCCGGCCTCTAATTTGAGGGATAATTTTCTTAATAGCTGCCCTGTTAATAGATTTGTAGGGCTCCCGGACGGCCCAAATGTCAGGGTGGAAATGTGAGATTTGAAAAGCCTGGTTCCGGCCAGGGCGGAAGCCAGGGCGGGCGGGGATGTTGCGCTTGCGTCAATTTCTGAGCCGTCCCCTTTTGCCGCGGCTTTTATTTCAATTGGCCCCCCATCTGAAATTTCGAAATCAAGTGAAGGAATAACAACTCCATTGTAGGTTTTAAATGAGGCGGCTGTTACCCGATCATGTGCCTGAATCATCGCCGTTGACCAGGGGCTTACCGCAGAAATGGCGGGGGAATCAACCTTGTGTGTCCAGGGTGTGGCCGTCCCGGTCTTTTCAAGATTTCCGCATATCAGGCCCAGGAAAAAGGGCATCAGCTCAAGATTCAATTTGAAAGCAAATTCCCCGCTGGTTCGGGCAGAAACCAAAGTGCTGGTTATAGGGTAGCGGGCCCCGGTTATTTCTTCTTCGTCTGTGTCCTCCACCAGGTCGGACTTAACCAGGCCGGGGCCCATATATTTATACCAGTTATCAACCCCGGCAGCCACACCGGCCCCATAGGTAAGCTCCCGGCGGCCAAGATTCACCAATAAAAAGGAATTTTGTTCATACATTATTTTTGTCTCCTTTTAGTTTTCGAAATTGAAAATTCATTTCCATGGTGGGCCTTAAGATGTTCGGCAATTACTGGGGGAATGTTGGTATATTCTTTTTTTCCCGGGAGGAATTTACAATCATAATTCCCTATTGAAACCGAAGTAAGAAAGGGCCCCTTAAAACCCGGTTTTCTCCTTGCTGTAAATATCGCTTTAACTTCCATGATTTTTAATCCTTAATTCCAGGGTTGCGCTGGATAAATCCCTTTCCATTGAAAATCGGGGATCATCTGAAATAGAACACCCCTCCACCTGGACAGGTGGATCCAGGGAGCCGAACCCATTGGCCGCCAAAATTCCAGCGGTTATTTTGTCCCGCACTTCGGCCAGGACGGTTTCAAGGGAAAGAATTATTCCCTCTGAGGCTGTCTTTGCTCCGTAACAGGTAATAAAAATTGACGCGGAAAGCTCAATGTCTCCCCCGGGGATCCCGGAAAATAAAAGCTCATCCCCCCCGGGAAGGATTACAACAACCCGCTCTGAGTCCTTCCATTCTGTATTTGTCGGCAGCTCTGCCAGTTCATCAATTTTCTTTTCAATCTCTTCAAGCGCATGGGTTCCGCTGCCGGCATCGGTTAAGTCAATCGCTGTACCGGCCTGGGCGTTTGCCTTTGTCGTGGCAACTTTTATGTGATTTGCTGAGGTTCGGATTGCAAAATAAACGGTATCCACAACCAGGGGCGCCGGCGGATCCGCAGCCGTTGTTTTAAAACGAATTCGGGCCCAGTCTGGAACATCAATTGCCAGGTCGATAATATCCGTGTCCGGGTGAACCTCTGCCGTTGTTATGGCGTTATCGGACTGAATTACACTTTCCTCCGTGACCAGTTGCCCCAGCAGCGTTTTTAAATATTCCAGGGTTGCGGCCCGGATCCAGTTTGCACTTTTACTCACTTTTTCAGCTCCACCTTATCGGGCATTAAATGTTCAATTTTATTTACGGTAATCTCAGAAACCAGGCGGGTTAAATTTCCCTCGTTCCTTTTCAGGGCTGGCTGTAGGACGGGCCTGGGGCCAGCTGCCGGGATTCTTAAAGGAGCCCGCGGGGAAATGTTTAAAATCCTTCCGGATGGCATTTTTACCCTAACCGGTTTTCGCTTCGGTATCCTGTAGGCCTTCCGGCCTTTGTATTCCCAGATATTAAGAACCCCGGAGCCCTTTATTTCTAAAATAGCCCCTTCTCCTTTTTTTCTTACACTCACTTTTATGGTTTTGGCCGTCCGTCCAGTTCGAGTTTTTAGCTGTGAACCCTCAAAATTTTTGAGGTCTTTCCTGAGTTTCTTTGCTCCCTCTCGTAAGGCCTTAAGTAATCCCGCGTTCATTTCCTTTTTAATTTTTGCCTTGTTCAGGCGGTCCAGGTCGTCACTCAAAATCTTTTTCCTTGCAGTTTGTAAATCAGGGATTTCTGAAAGCTATCCAGGGCGAATCTATAAGTAGTGGATTCCTCACCATAGGAAATTGATGAAACGTGGCGTTTCTCTTCCTTTGCCAGGGCATATTCCCGGGCCACCAGGGTTTTAATTAAATACTTAACATTTCGGATATCCTCTAGTACCCCGGCGGTTATTTCCGCCGCGGTGAATCCGGCCTTCCCTATCAATTTAACTTCATGCCGGCCGGGCGGCAGCCAGGCACCATAAAGCATTGAAATAATTCCTACTTCCCCATCCAGGTAATATTCTCCCAGGTTGTAAGCCTCCAGGGTTTCAGTGCCATCTGAGGCCCGGGAAAGAACTTTAGAAAACACAGAAAGCTCGGTTACTGGCCGATCCGGGAAAATAATTTCATCCTGGCCGGGGCAGATATCCGGGTAAATGGTATATTCCTTTTCCTCAAAATTTCGGCAGGTTTCCGCCTTTACCCAGGCTTCAACACTGCCGGCTATTTCAGAAAGTTTGGAATCTACCGCGGCCAGGTTTAAATAAGTTTTGATTTCCGTATCTGAGAGAATCATTTTTTAACCCTTGTTTCCCCCCTGGGTTTGGTTGCCTTCCTCCCAGGGGGTTTTGTTTCAGTTGAGGCCGGCGGATTGATGGCTGTTGCATATCCGCCGGCAATTAGGGCCCGGGCCTCTTTGTCTGCAACCTCTCCTGTCCATCCAGGAGGATGACAGCCCAGGGGCCCGGCATCACAAGTAAGCATTTTTACCCTAACCATTAGGCCGTCCCTTCCTCGGGGGAAATATGGGTTTCGGCGTCAATTGTTGCCCCGTGTGTTACCGGTGCTTTTCTTGCTGTATAAAGGAGGGCGTATATATCCCCCAGGGCTGAGGATGTGCCCCTGGTAACAACCGCCTGAACGTATCTTTTCTGCGGCCTGTAAATGTCAGTGAAAAAAGAATCCCCATTATCCCCCGGGGATAACTTTGTACCTTCCAGGTCTGCAGCGTCTCCCATGTTTGAGAGGGCCCCTTGTTGAACTTTTACATAATTTCCGGCGTCCACGACTGCAACAGAACCGAAGAAGGCAACCCCCTCGAAATTCTGCATGTCGATAACATCAGTTGTTACCGCAGAGGTGGCAGCTACCGAGGCAGCTTTAGCCAGAACGAGTTTCACGTTTTTTGAAATATTCATGGTTTTTTCTCCATTAAAAAGCCGGGATTCCTCCCGGCTTGTTTACTAATAAATAAGTTTAAAAGGCTGGTTTCCTTTCTTCTTACTCAGCAGCCAACTTGACGCGGGCAAAGGCCTCTGCGAGAACCGGCTGGGCGTCCGTTTCCAGGCGACCAATAAAGCCCACCTGATTCTTTTTCGCGAACAGTTCAACCAGGCGCTGGATTCTCATGTCCAGGGCGTCAGCTATCCAGTAGAAAGAATAATCCCCCACCATCCCCACATATTTCGAAGCCGTGAAGGTGTTCGGAACATATTCAGAAATGGTATAGGGTCGATCCAGAATAGAGGGCTGCTTATCCGCGGCAAGGCCAGGCTGCCAGATATATTCCCCGGAGGTTACATCTTTGATTTTCCGAATGGATTTAATGGCGTCTCTGTGGAACAGCCAGCGGGCATTTTTCAGGTATTGAGGTTTCAGGGAATAGAGGCAATTAATAAGACCATCCGCGGTCAAAGCCGTTGCTGAGTTGTCTGTTGATACATCCCGGGTGGTTGGAATTCCATCTGCTGAGGCCACAAAAAGCCCCAGGGGTTGCCCTGATCCGGTTCCGATCATGAAAGCATTTTCCTGGGCTGCCCCGAATTTATACGCCATTCTGGCCCTGATAAACCCTTCAACATCCAGGGTGGAAGTGCGAAGCAGCTTTTCAGAAACGGTAATCAGTTTAACCAGGGGGTGAGGAAGCATTTCCCTTTTTCCAAACTTCAGGGCGTCGTCCTCTGTGGGCTCTGCAATTTCCGTTGTCCATTCAGCATCCGAGGCGTCGGTTTCAAGGGTGGGAACACCCAGGCCGTGGGCGCTTTCACAAGGAATAGTGGTGGCAAAACCTCGAATAAATACCTCGTCATCAACCGCCTGGATGAGTTTGTTTACAAACTGTTCCGAGGCGACCAGAAACCCGCCGGTTTCATCTTCATCCATCTGCAAGGCGCGAAACTCTCCGGGTTCCAGCCGCTGCTCTCCAACCCTGAGAAAGCGTGAAAAGGCTTTCTCGTATTCCGGGGAAGCCTGGGCCCTGGTTGATTTTCTGTTTCGAATTGGCGGCTCTGGCCGGTGGGCGTCATCGTCATCCAGGGAGGCCAGCAGCGCGGCCCGCGCTGACATTTTTTGTTCCCTGGCATTTTCAACATCAATTTCTGCCTGAACTTCATCGAATTTCACCCCCAGGTCGTCGTATTTTACCTCCTCGTCCGGGGTATAGGCCCGGGATTCATCTTCGGTTAATTTTTGTAAGGCTTCCATTTCATGATAAATGTCTGCCTGTTTTCTTTGCAGTTTCTTAATTTTTTCACTCATTTCCATCCTCCATAAAAAAAGGCAGCCCAAAGGCCGCCTTTCTTTTTGTTCAATTTATTTCTGTTTGCGAATTACCCCATTTTCATCCTCATCCGCATTAATTTAAGATTCTTCCTCCTATCTAAAACCCGGAGGGAGGCCTCCGGGTGTTCTTTTTCAAAGTCTGTTTTTGCTGTTTGGATGGCTTCAAATTTAGCCCGCACTTCTGCGGTGGTCTGGGGATAGGCCGGAAAGGCTACAACTGAAACATCCGCAAGCTCAGAAAATTTCGTTATAGTCCGGAGCCATTCACCCTCATCAGAAACCAGCCATTCTTCGCCGTCTTCCGCCACCCTGAATTGAAAGCTCATCTGGTCAATATCTCCCCGCCTCATGCTTATCAGTAGATCGTTTACCCAGGCTGTTTCTGGTGGATCTATTTCAACCCGGAGCCCTTTCTTATCCTGTTCCAGGGTCAGGGTTTCCCGGGTGGAGCGGCCCAGAATATAATTACTGTCATGGTTAAAAGTGGCCCGAACGTCATCCTTCAGAACATCGTCAAAGGCACCGGGGGCAATCTTTTCCCTAAACCCCCAGATTAGCTCTGAGGGCTCATTAAAAACCGCGGCATATCCGGTTATTTGGGTGGCGTTTTCTTCGGTTGCTTCCCTGATTTCCAGCTCCTTAAAATCTACAATTCTGCACTCATACCCCAGGGAGCAGCCCTTTAAAACTTCACTTTTTACTGAATTCTCCTTATTCATTTCTTCCCTCCTCGATGGTTCTTTGGCTTATTGTTCGGGAATCTCCCTGGAGAATCACCTTGTCAGCCGGCCACATGTTTGTGGGAACAAGATAAATATTCCCGTCCTCTCCTATTCCGTTCATGTTCTCCATGCGTAAAACATCATTAGCAGATAGCCAGCCCCAGGTCCTCCCGATTGCGTAGGATTCATACCGGGTTTTAATATCCGCCCGGAGAAGGGCGGCGGGGTTGGCTTCAATGTAATATCGGGGCCTTTCATCCGGCGGGATAATTTCATAATTCAAAACCTGTTCCCAGCGCCTAATCCAGGGCATCATGGTATAAGTAAGAAACTCCAGGCTCATGTGTTCAATATTGTTGAAGGTTGCCCGGTCAAGGTCGGCCAGCATGTGAGGGGGAACCCTGAAGATTCGGGCTATTTCAGTAAGGCCGAATTTCCGGCTTTCTATAAACTGGGCATCTTCTGAAGTCATACCAACCTGGGTATAGGTCATTCCTTCCTCTACAACCAGAGTTTTCCCAACATTTTCGGGCCCGGAGTATTTACTTTTAAGAGACTTTTCCAGGTGTTTTCTTGCTGGGTCGCTCAAGGTTCCGGGGTGGGCCAGGATCCCGCCCAGGTGGGTGGCGTTTCTAAAGAGCCGGGAGCCGTGGCGCTCCATTACAATCTGAGAACCGAAGGTTTCCCGGAAAAGAGAAATTACCGATAATCCACAAACACCATCAGAACTGAAGGCTTTTACATGTAGAATTCTTTCAGCCGGAAAGGTTTTATTCTGAACTCCATTCCCGGTTTCCAGTTCGTAAACCAGCCGGCCTTTTTTATCCCTGTCCATGTTCACTTTGTCCGGGTGAAAAGGAATCAGCTCTGCCACCCTGCCGGCTGAATACATTTTCTGAGCAAAGGCATTTCCCCTCAAAACCAGATGCCCCTGGAGGGTTTCAAAAAATTCAAACGCGGTTTGTTCCAGCCCTGGGCGGTCGTGTAAAAGTCTGTACGCGGGGTGATCTTTGGCAACCTTCCGGGTGTCGTCGTTTGTCCTTTCGTAAACCATCATTGGAATGGTGGCGAGGGTTTCAGCCAGGATTCGAACACAGCCCCAAACTGCTGAAATTTTGATGGCTGATTTTTCATCCACATAAATTCCTGAACTGGTTTCCGCTCCCAGGGTGATCCAGCGGGTAAGCCCCTCCGAAAACTTAACGGCTCTTTTCCTCAGCCAGTCCATAAACCAATTGTTTTGCATAACCTCACCTTTTTGGGCATAAAAAAAGGCAGCCCAAAAGCCGCCCTTCATCTATAAACTGTTGATATTTCTCTCTTTAATACCTGGGTAATTTGCTAGAAAATTATTCTAGTGTTCACCCCATGTTCAAATGGTAATTATGCCTCTTTCGTCATAGACTGAACCCGGGGCCTCGCCCTGCATCGCCCGGTTTATACACATTAAGAGGGCAACAACCCCATCAATTTTATTTTGCGGCTGCTCTTTCCGGGGGTAAATATTATCTTTTGCATCCCTATGGCAAACGACATTTGAAACCATCCAGGATAGAACCGGCCCCGCGTCATGATGAATAGTTTTATTTAAAACCCTGGCCTCGAATTCCTTCATGGCCTCAGAAAAGTTTTTTACTGTTGGGGAAACCTCAATCATTTGAAACCCCTCTTTGGCCATTCCGGTTGCAAGCTGCGTGGCCTGAAATGGATCATATAAAACCTCCTGAATTTCAAACCTGCTTTTCAGGTCTCTCATGTCATCCTCAATTCGGGAGTAATCCAACATAACCCCGTCTGTAACAATTAACCTTTCATCCCGGGCCCAGCCGGCATAAAAATCATTTTCCCCATTTTCAACGGCCTCCTCCGGGAGATAGCAGCGCACGAAAAAATACCAGTTACCATCTTTCAGTATTAGCTGGGCCAGGACGGCAATATCAATTTTACTTGCCAGGTCTAAGCCCAGCCAGCAGGGGCAGCCCTCAAATTCATCAGCCACCAGGTCAGGATTTCCGCAAGCGTCCCAGCTGCTCATGGTCATCCAGGCTGTATCAGCATTAACCCAAACATCTAAACGTTTAGTTAAAAAAGCGTTCTGGGCGGAGGATGTGTTTATGGCTTTCTTTGCCAGCCGGCGGATATCATCAGGTATAACGCTAACACCCCAGTTTGGATTTGCTTTTTTCCAGGCCTCTTCTGTTGTCCAGTCGTCCCCCTCATCCAGGGTATAAATAATTCCAAAATAGGAATCATCTTCCAGAACCCCAGTTAAGATTTTTGTGAGATATCCGCGCTGTTCATAACAGACACCCGCCCGGTTGGATCCGGCTGTAGTAATCACCCACAAAAGCGGCTGCAGCCGGGAGCCGGTGGATGTTTCCATTACATCGTAAACCTGCCGGTTTTTGTGGGCGTGTAGTTCATCAATAATTCCGCACTGGGTATTTTTTCCATCCAGGGTGTCGGCGTCTGAGCTTAACGGTTCAAATTTAGAATTCGAGAGGATGCAGGAAAGGTTATGGGCGTTAATATCAACCCCAAATTTTTCAGTATATCCCGGAGTTTTTCGGGCCATCTGCTGCGCGATAGTAAAAACAATTCTGGCCTGGTCCCGGGTTGTGGCCGCGGAATAAACCTCTGCCCCCTCTTCTCCTTCAGGGCCAAGCATCCAGAGGCCGACCGGCGCCGACATGGTGGACTTTGAGTTTTTCCGGGGAATCTCAATATAAACAACCCGAAACCGCCGAAGGCCATTTGGATAATACCAGCCAAAAACTACGGAATAAACAAACTCCTGCCAGGGTTCCAGCATTATGTTTTTTGTTGGCCAGCGACCCTTTACATGAGGCATTAACTCAACAAAATTACAAAATTTTTCCGCCTGGCCAGGGCACCAAACTAAATCTTTTCTTTTTAAATCTTTCAGCTGCCGCTCACATGCAAACCTCACCCACTGACAGGCCGGGATTTTTCCCTCTGTTACATCCCGGGCATATTTAAGGGCGGCATCGACATGTTTCATTTTAAAACTGATCGAACGGATCCCCCTGGTTTAGTTTTCCAATAACGGAAACCCTGGATCTGGAAGAGGGGGAAAGTCCGAAATGAGAAAGCATTTTTTCCACCCGCCTCCAGGCGTCCGTCATGATTTCCACCTCTGGACGGCGGCGGATAATTACAGAAATTACCAGATTTCCTTCCTCATTCTTTCCCTTTGCGGCCTTGGAAATATAAGTGGATCCCTTTTCTTCGATTATTCTCCGGGCTTCCCAAAAATCAGCGTATGCGGTGGCCAGGGCCTCAAGGGCCAGGGCGTCAGCCTTGGTTGAAATGCCCATTGGCCGGATAATATGGGCAATGTGCCTCCAGGCTTTTTTATCCTTATCTGAGAGGCCGGCCATGGCCCGGGGAATTTCTGCCTTGAGTTTTGGCTCCTTTTTATTAGCCCTATCTGGCCGGGCCGTGCCTTGGAGCAGCTTAAATTTTGTTGGTTTTTTTGGTCTTCCAGCCATGCCGATTTTTACCCCCGAATTTTGACGTTATAAAAAATCTCC